ACTGCACTAGAAAACAATGGACCCAATACCATCTGGAACGTTCTTGCTGCCTGTCGTATCTGCAACGCCAAAAAAGGCACTAGGCATGCCCCTGGCCCTGTACAGCCCTTGCTCTTATGAGGGCAACATGCCTATGATCCAGCGCCATTCTGGTATAACTTGAACTGACCAGGCACCATACCCTGACCACTTCAACTGCTTCGTCTCAAAGTCTCTGCAACTGTTCATGGCGGGGCTCTTTATCCTCGCCTCCCCACTTTCGTGGGGTATCGGACTATCTCATCATCCTTAACAGGATGCCGGGCGCTCGTGGGCGGGTTATTGGGTGGCTCCTCACCGCCTAGTCTCTAGAGGTTCGCTGTACTTCCATGCCTTTCCAGCGCTTCCTACGGGATTACCCTCTGCGGCTTCCCCGTTTCACCCGGTGCACTCATCAAGATTACTCTTGCGAGGGACCAGTAGACTCGATCATTTCGTACTCTGGCTTACAGTGCTGTTATCGGCGGGGTTCTTTATCCCCGCCTTCTGCATGTCACCATGCAGCTCCGACTATCTCATCACCTCTATAGGTGTCGGGCGCTCGTGGGTGGCTTATTGCTGGGCTGCTCACCACCTAGTCTGTAGACCTTCGTGTGTACTCTCATGCCATTCCACACGCTTGGTACGGGATTGCCTCAGTGAGGGTTTCCCCGTTTCACCCGATTTATACTGGACTAGCTAGTTATTATTAATCCAGTCCCACCAGATACAGGACTCTTCGCGCAGGTTCTTGTTGACCAGGTACGACGCGTTGACGTTGGTCAAGCGGTTCCAGATAATCAACTCCGCCGTGTCCTGCTCGGGGTTCACGTTGCCGAACGCGGTATCGAGGCCGCGAGGCGTGCGGAGAATCTCCAGAGCGCGCGGCTCATTTTCGATAGACGTCCACAGCTCATCGCCCACGATATCGGTCAGGTCCCCGCGGTCGTTCCTGAACCGGCGCATGAGAATCCGCGCCGCGCGGTACGTGGTCGGGCCAAACGCTCCTACCAGGTAATTACTGAAGCCGCTCGCCACCGACACCCCAGGCGTGCGCGTCTGGTGCGCCGCAGAGATCAACGGCACAGGCTCCGTGGACTCCCAGAACGTCGTGTTGATCGACGTGGCGCTGTTAAAGATCGTCGCCGCGTGCGTCTGCCGCGTGATCAACCCGGAACGGACGATTTTGCGAAACCTATCGGCACGTTTTAATATGCCTGTTAGGTCCGATTCGTACATCCTTCTAGTTATATTCATACCCTGACTAAATTCTCTATGAGTGGCCACACTGGCATATTGCTCATAGAACCTATCGTAGTCAATAGAGCCAGTAAAGGCGCCCCACTGCTGCGCCTCACCAACGCTCGAAATCCTTTCCGTGGCGCGGTCAGAGTCGCGCACGGTGCACAGACGCGGGATGTAATCGCGCTGATCGGATAGTTCTTTGTCAATTACCTCACGATATCTCTCATCAATAAGGGTAGCAAATGCGTTGAAATCCATTACCGGCATAAATCATTTCCTTTCAATGACTTATACAGTTAATTATCTGTTATTTTTAGAGTCCTTTCTATTTTCAATGGCTCTAGGCCATTCCATAGGATATAATTTACTACATGGCTGGGTAGCGGGTCGCTCCCGCTCGCAAGCCGTGGGGGCCTACATCCTCTGTGGGCCCAGCCACCCCTTAACCTATGTAGGAGGTTGCCCCGATGGCCCTTATCCAACTCGAGACGTATGACGCCCTTCAGGCCGCTGGCACCCCCGAGCCCCAGGCACGCGCTGCAGCAGAGGCGGCAGCTGATATTGAGCTGCGTCATACCGTCATGGCCGAGCGCTTGAACGGGATCGACAGCAAGCTCACGATCATTTTGTGGGTAACAGGCATCGGCTTTTCTGCGATGCTCGCGGCATTCTGGCAAATTTTCCTGCGCCTGCCGCGTTAAGGAGTCTCCCCCCATGGACACACCCGATCCAACCTCGTCCCCGCTCGCACTGCTGCAGATGGCCCAGGCCACCCATGAACAGGCACTCCGGCTGCACCGTGACAGTCTCGACCGTCACGACGCCATCCTGAGTAGTCATCAGACCCAGATGCACCTGCTGGTGGACATGCAGGCCTCGCAGACACGCACCCAGCAGTCGTTGCGTGATCTGCACACGCGCCTTACCGACAACCAGATTGCCTGTGCGGCAACACTGGCGCAGCATGGCTCACGACTCAGCGCCGTGGAAGCCGCCACGCTCCAGCTGGCCGACGCCATAGGCCGGATCACCAGCACGCTTGAAGCCATCAAAGACCTGCTTGGACGCTCGAACGGGCACTAACCTCGGAAGGACGCCCCCTATGCTGCTCATCCCCCTGGCGTTCCTCGTGATTGTCGCCCTGGTCTGGGTCGAAGTCCACTGCCCAGGCCTGCCCAGGGCTCTCTTGATCGTCCTCGTCCTGTGGTGGCTCTACACCACCATTGCGTACCCCTGAAACGAAAAAGGCCGATTTCAGCGACTTTTTGGCCTTTTTCGTCAAGGCATCGCTTCCTACGTCGCGCTGAGCCAGTGGTCTGCAAACAGACAGTCCACCCACGCCGTATCGGTGGCTTCATCGATCACCACGTTCATCACCTTGAGCGCCGCGCCGGTGCCGGTGGCAATCAGGCCGTTGGCTTCGGTGAGATCCGTCGTGAGCTGCACCGTGGCGCCCGCTTTCGAGTACGGCACGCGGATAAACGTATCGCCCACCGCAATCGGATTGACAAACGCCACTTCGACGCGCTCATCAATCGGCGGGCCGGTGGTGTGCGTCACGAGCCGGCGTACCTGGCCCCCGTTCGCGCCAGTCCTGCCCTTGATGAGTCCGCCAGCCATCGATACCGCGCCGAGCCCTACGTCGGTCACAATCAGCTTCGTGGCGTCTGCCGTCGAGTTCACCAGGACGTTGGCTGGCGTCGTCGGAGACACCGGAAGCCCGGCCCCGCTCGTCGCCCCGCCAGCGATACGAAACCGACAAATTTGCAGCGGGTGATTGACAATTCTGGCCACCGCACCCATCAGCTCATTGCCGCCCAGGAGCCCAAAGGGACTGCTCAGCCCCGCCCCCATGGCTGGCGCGGCATTGTACTGCACGGTGTCACTGTAGAGGCCGATCGCGTCCACTGCAGCCGTCGCCGCGGCGTTCACGACCTCACCAGCGGAGTCGACTGCCGTGGAGCGCAGCGCCACCGCGCCGGCCAGACAGTTCGCGTCAAGCAGGTAATCGCTGAAAAAATCCCCACTCTGTAGCCCGAGAATCTTCAGGACATAGGCCACGTCTGCTCCTTTCGTTGACACGCGTCCCAGCGCAGAGAAAGCCAGCGACCCTCCCCCCGGAGGTCATCCTCTGCGCTCGGACGCGGCCTAGCGCACGCGACGGCGGTCTCTGACAGACACACGATCACGTTCCTGCGTTGCCGTAGCCAAGTGGTGGCTACGCTCCGTGACCTGATAAAAGCGTGTATCCGTACACTGATACAGACTGACCAGGTCTTCCTTCCGACAGTAATCACAGCGCCCCGAGCCATGCAGCACGGTCATCTCTTGATAATGCAGTTTCTGCTGCCAGCGCCAGGGCATCTTCGTGGTCGCACAGCCCTTGCAGAGCGCAATGGTTCTTTGCAGATTCACCAGGTCCCAGAGCCAGCTGGCGTCAGACATCTTGCGGCGAATGGCCCAGGACTTGATACGCGCGGTCACCGCCATACGTCACCTCTTGAGCGGGCCGGCGGCGCCGTCCAGAAAACGCGGGCTAAAGCAAAATGGACACGCAGCATACGGCGCAAGAACGCCCTCAACCGTCTTGTTGATCGCCTGCATGTCGATTTCCCCACCTGGCAACTTGGCAAAGTACACGCTGCCAGTGGTCACATAACTGGCAGGGCACTCTTCAGGGCTCTGCGTCCGGTCCATGTCCAGATACTGCGAGCACACCTTGCAGCGCACCATCGTGCGGTCAATCGGCGGGACGCCCCGATGGTAGACGGTCAGGCGTGAGGGCATCAGAGGGACTCCCGAGAGATGACCGGCGACTCCGGCGCGAGTGACGCCACCAGTGCTTGCAGACGCAGGTACTTTTGTTCGGTCGTGTGCCCGTCCCAATCGTTCTGTGTCTGACTGCTTGGTAAGTGGTCAAACAGCCCCAGCTCACTATCGTGGATATGCCAGGTCATTTGCCCCTGCGGGGTATGCACACACACGATCCAGCGCCAGTCCTCGTCCCACGGATCGGTCTCAGGATGGCGCATCAGATGTGCCCCGTAGCACGTCGTGAGAAACGCCACAAGCTGGTTGCGCTCGTGATACGCCGCGTCTAAAGCCGCTCGCAATTCCTGGGCATCCTTCAAAGCCGTCTCCTAGCCGATACGGATCGGTTGCCCGGACCTATACATATCCAGGCGCGACTGGTATTTCTGTGGACTCGACTTTTTCCAGCGCTCGACGAACTTCTTGGCAACGCCTTCGACGGTCTTCGGCCAGTCGTCGGGGAGCGTGCGGGATTGGATTTGCTGCCGGATTTCGCGCTGTTCTTCCGCCGTGAGGAGCTGCAGCGGAGAGGTTTCGTGATCGTTTGCGGTGCTGCGGGTCGTGCCATTGCCGCCCTGTGCGGCGCCACGCCGGCGCGCTTCTTCCTTGCGCCCTTCGTTGCGCGCCAGGTCGGCCTGAATACGCGGCGCCAGGTAGCCCACAATGCGCATGTCGACGCGCTTGCGCTCCACCCCATCGGGCGAGTACGCCTCCCGGACAGCGGTGGGATCATCGTTGGGGAACATGAGCCTGAAACGGGGGTGCGCTGCCTCCGCTTCGTAGCGCTCGTAGAGTTGGCGGTACAACGGGCTTTTCGGGTCATTGAGTTCAGGATAATCCTGAATGACCATATCGGAGTATTGGGCGGGTTTCACCACCGTAGACAGCGTCGACAGCACGCGTTCTTCGGCCTGCTGGTTCATCTGTTGTTCATAGCGCGCGATGGTGGCATTGTCGCTGTTTAAGTACGCTTCCACCGCTTGCGCAAAACTGATCATCTGGCCCGACGGTGCCGGGGGTTGCCCACCTTGGGGGCCCTGGCCAGCCGAGTACCGACGCTCAAAGTCTTGCAGGCGTTGGTCGCGAGCGGCAATTTCATCACGCAGGCGCTGGGTTTCCGTATAGGACCCGCTGACCTGCTGTTTGTAGCGCGTATGGGTATTCACCAGGGCGTCTTCGCTGTCGTAGCCTAGACGCTCCCAGAGGGGTTCGGCGGTCTGTGTGGAAGAAGACGTATCAGACGACTGGTCATCGCCTTCGTACCCGGAATCACTGGAAACGTCTGCGTTGTCCGTCGTAACGGGGGCAGCGCCCTCAGTGGACTCAACGGAGGTTTCTTCTGCCATAGCTCTATCCCAAAAAAAAGGACAAGGACTCCAAGAGTCCTCATCCATTTTTTAGGGTAGAGGGCACCCACCCAAGACAAAATAGACTTATTAGCGCGTGACGCTAGCACGCGTTCCTGCACCTGTCAACGCCAAACGTATGCCGTCCACCTGCGAGGCGTGCTTCACAATGGGCATGAGGGTGATAGACGCGATAGCGTGATCGTGCACCCGCACCTGGACTTCCCCGTACCCATGCTCCAAGAGTTCGTCCAGGAGTTGTTGGACATGCGTTGCATCAAGCGCGGCCACGGCAGCCCTCCTTTCAGGCCAGATACGACGGACGCACCAGGGAGGGCGGTACCGGGTCCTGCCCGGCGCGCGCCCGTTCCAGGGCGCGAGCTGGCACCCGCGCCGGCGGCTCCGTCGCGTTGAGTGGCGAGGGCAGACTGAGGAGCGTGTAGGCCTGCTCAATGGCGCGCCGCAGTCCCTCTTTGAGGCCCTGATAGTAGCGGTGATCGCCCTGCACCGTGTCCAGGGTCTGACTCACCCTGCGGTAGTCCTGGGTCAGCACCTGATCGCGGTACTCACGCCAGGCACTCGAGCGCACCAGACGCTCCAGCAGCGCCAGATCGACGTCTCGCTCAGCCATAGGCGCCTCCTGCCTCCCCCTCCAGGCGTTGATACCGCACCAACGCCTGCGGTTGCGCGGCCACAAACGCGTCTTTATGCACATCGCACATGAGGCTATAGCCCGCATTCGTCCTGTTCTGGACCCGCCAGGCGACCTGGTTCGGACAAGGCAGACCCTCACGCCAGAAGGCCCAGCACGTCGTCGGCACCGCCTCCTCCTCGGAGAGTACACGGACCTGATGTCGCATCGCTTCCCCTTCATCCTTGCGCTGGCACCGCGTCTGGCGTATCCTGCCCTGGCCGGCTCTCGGAGAGTCGGCGCTCATTTCGTCCCCCGGTTGGCGGTGTGCGGGATGACGCCCTCCGGGGGTGACGGAGGACACACCGCCTGCATCTGCTGCCGTACCGCCTCTTCCACCGCCGCGAGAGTCCCAGGCGCCAGCGGCCGGGGTTCAGCATCGGCCACATCAAGGCTCACCACCGCCATATACTCCTCCGGCGCTACCTGGCGCCAGACATACCGCGCCTGCACGAGGATTGGAAGTCCCATGGCTTACTCCGCAGCGGCGCCAGCTTCGGCGTCCTGCCCGTCCATCGCCAGCTTCTGAAACGCCTGGATCGCCTGTGCGGTCGCCCTGGCGGTGCGCATTTCTTCTTGCTGGCCACGCTGCCCCACGCGGTGTTGTTCCCCGGCTTCGAGGATGGCCTGTGTCTCAGGGCCGGGTCCCTGCGGCTGCGGCGGTGGGGCGTTCGCTGCGGCCTGTATCTGCGCCTGCGCCGCCGCCTGCTGCATTTTCGCCTGCTCCATTTGCTGCTCCTGCATGGTCTGCTGGAGGAGGACCTGCGTAAAGCGCAGCTGGGTTTCCAGATGCGCGATGGCTGGCGGATAGAGCTGGTTAAAGTTCTTCTGGCCGTTGATTTCCCACATGCGCTTGAGCAGGAGCCTGGCACCAATGGGATAGCGCTCGATGAGGAGCGGCAGCATTTGTCCCCCCAGCTGCATGACCACCTGCCGGTCAAACGGCAGCTCGGGATTCATCGTGAGGCGCAGCACGTAGGACCCTTCGAGGTCTTCTTTGCTGACTTCTTCCTCCAGGAGGTGTTCCGCTTCGGGCTCGAACAGTGATTCTGCGCCAGGGGGGAGCGGCGCCGTCCCTGCCACGTCTGGAGACACCGCGCCACCCATGCCCGCCAAGCCGAGCGCCTCAACGCCCGGAAGCGCCGCGCCATTGCCACCCATGCCTGCCAAGCCGGCCATGTCTGGACGCGCCGCGCCACCCAGACCAGGCGATGTTCCGTTCAGCGCCAGATCCGGTGCCTGCGCAAACGGGGCTGCTTCGTCGAACAGCGGCCCATGCGCCGGCAGGGCGCGAGGCGTCTGACGAGGACGCACGCGTTTGAGTGGGACTTTCAAGCCGGGGGGAATAAAATACTGCCACAAGCGCCAATGAAAATCGAGTGGCGCAGAGTACTGTGCCCCTAAGTGGTCCACCAGGTCGCTGAACGCCTCCCGACTCTGTTGCAGGAGCAGCATGGTGCCGCCCATAGTCCGCGGCGCGTTCGGCCTGGTCGGCTGGCGCCCCAGGGAGATATCGGAGACGTGCAGGTCCGCTTCGATTTCGGCGCCCCAGCCCTGCATTTGCTCCATGAAGTGCCGGTTCAGCGAGGCACGCGGGGAAAACGTCACCCCGCCCACATCGTTGACGGGGACACCCTGGCCAGGCATGACTTGCCGGAGATCTGGCAGCTCGCCGGTGAGCATCGCGTTGTAAAAGAAAAACGGCAGGATACTCACGTCCCCGTAGTTGATGGTTTGCTCCGCGAGCCGGTTGAGCATATCTTGCGGCGTTCTGGCCCTCTCTGGCACCGCCATGCCTCTGAGCTGGCGTGGTTGCGCCCAGACCGTGACGGAGAAAAACGGGCGCGTGGGGATCGGCTGATTCGGGAACAAATCGGTGAGAGACAGCACCCGGCCTAAGCACTCATCGTCGTCCACATCGGGATACCACGACACCACCAGGTCGTCTTCCGGGTCTTGCTCCGGGTCATCGAGGACAAAGCGCTCATACATCTCCACCACTTTGTATTCCTCGTGGGGCTCCGGGACTTGATGCCCCTCGCGCTCCGATTCGGTGCGCTCGCGTTCCGTGAGCGCACGGGCGACGGGCTTGAGGGTGTCTTTGTCAGGCACGCGGAAGCCCTGGGCTTTCTTGCGCACCAGATCGTCCCAGCGCACCCAGAGTTCCTGGCCAAAATACTCCGCGTTCGGGTACTGACACCCGGTCGCCCCAGGCGGAATAATCAGCGTGCCCTCATCGACGTTGTCGATCCGAATCATGGTATCGGGCTGCACGTTATTCCAGGGCAGGCGCCACGGATAGACCTTGAGAAATCCCGTGGAGTCGAGCAGGGCGTCGAACAAGGCCATTTTGCCGATATGCGCCCAGCCGCCCTGGTCGGCGTCGTTGATGGCGTGGCGCAGGGTCCAGCGCTCCAGTTGCGTGACGCGCTGGAAGCGGTCCAGGGCGGGTTCGTTGAGCGGGTCAAGGTCGAGCGATTCATAGCCGGGGAAAATCGCGCGCCATAAGTCACCCCAGATTTTTTCCATCGTCCGGCGGGTATGGGACGTAAAGAGGCGCGGCGCGCCGGGCCACGGGCCGGCGGGACGCAGGGTCCAGTCGCTCAGGTAGCGGCGGTAATGATCATCATGGCGCGTCGGCCAGTCGCCACGCCCGGCGATGCCCTTGTCGTAGTGGTCGCGCAGCTGCTTCACCAGGCGCGTGCGCTGGCGCCGATTGAGGCGTATCGAGGTGAGCTGGCCCGCATCAGAGATCGGCATACTCAGGCTTCCTGTGGCGCATAGGCGCAGGTGCAGCACCCCAGCCGCGCCAGGTGGTCAATGTCATCGAGCAAGTCACACACGCCGGCTTCGCCGGTCAGTGCTGCCAGCACCATACGCAGGCGGGAACACGACGCACAGGTCGGGCCAGGACGCCAGACCGTCATCATGCGGTCGCGCCAGTCATCGCCCGGTCTCCGCGCACAGAGGTAGCCATTCTCGCTGCGCTCGTGGACCGCCCGTCCGGTGCGCGGGTCGAGGGAAAAGACCGGACGCGGGCCAGACGCGGAGAGCGCTGGGGCCGGCGCAGGGGTCGGCTCCAGGTCTGGCACGCGCGCTGGCCGCGGCGCGCGCCGCTTGCGTGGGGGCATATCAGGCTCCTGTCCCATGCACCACCCGGAGACGGGAATCACGGTGCATCTGCGAGACTTTGCGGCGCCATTTTTCCTGCGTCGAGAGGGCCAGCTCGCGCCGGGTGAGCATGGCGCAGCCGTACGCAAAGGCTTCCCCGACGTCACTGTTGCCGGTGAGAAAGACCAGGCCATTGCGACGCGCAATCCAGGCGCCAGTCCCCGTGGTCGGACACCAGACCATTGGCACCGTCGTTTCTGTGCGTGCGCACTTGTCAATCGCCGCATAGTCCCCACGTCTGATGAGCGTAATAAACCACTGGTCATTCCACAGAAGCCCTTGCTCCCTACGGACTTTTTCCTTACTCGCTTTGTGCACATGGCTGCGAATGCCAGCCAGGCTCGCCATATGCTGGTACGCATCGGCTTCGGCCTCAGACGAGGTCGACAGCACAAACGCACGCGGACTCTTCCACATCTGCAAGCGATCCGAAAAATCCGTCAACACTGGCAAGATGGTGGCCCAGGCCCCATCCCCTTTTTCCGCTTCATAGAGAAAGAGGCGCATCTGTCCAGCGCTCATCTGGGCAATAAACGCCCCTGAAGGATATTTGTTCGGCATCCATTGCCGGATAAGCAAAGCGAGTTCGCGATGCAGATACCACGTAGCCACAGGCGCCCTGGTTTTTCCGTAGGGCTCCCATCCTTTGGTCCGATGCATCCCGGTAGGAAACCACGCAGCTAACTCATCGAGTTGTCTGACATACTCGGCATTGCGCCCGGTCGATTGACCGATAACAACACTGCCGTTAGGACGATAGTGTCCTTCCGTGGCTACCCACGCACACAGACGGATAAACTCATCAGAAAACTCGCGGTCTTTCCCATGACGCAATGTCGACGCACGGACAGCGGCACATGCAACATAGTGGGCGGTATTGAGGTCTGCGGCTTCGACAAATTCAGGGTCACCATAGTTCGTCCATTTTTTCCCATTCGGCCGTCTATGCACGTGTTTATGGCGCACGACACAACGATGCGTCGGCGTCACCATCATATCCAGGCTCTGGCTCTGCCAGTGGATGACCGGCGTCTCTTCGTCATACACCTGCACGTATTTCAGCACATCGGGCATGATCTTGTGGCGAAGCGCGTCATAGCCATAGACCGCCTCGCCCTCACGAAGCTGCCCCACGCGCTTCCAGCCATCATACGTCAGCATTTCCGTCTGGGAATCGACACATGCCTGGCTTTTCACCCAGCGTTCCTTGATGATACGACCCGTCGTGTCTCGACCATAATGCCAACCACCTTGCAGCGCCTGAATCAGCACCTTGCTATGGCGCCGATCGATGCGAATCCAGGGCCGGCCGTTGTGGTAGCGATTCAGGCAGTCATGCATCGGCAACCGGCGATCTTCGATGGAGACCGGGCCTGGCACCCACTGCTCGCCGCCCATCAGATCGATAATCACGCGCGCCGCGGACATGGCGGAATCGCTCTGGTCTTCGTTCGTGGTATTCGGGTCTCCGGTATGGATAAACGTCACCTCATCCGGGACGTAGAGCGCCAACCAGGGCCGGATGGTCTTTTCAATGAGCTGTTTGACGCCCATGTTGACACCCTGGAACGCCGCAATAATATCACAAAATCCGCCCGGCCGAACACGCCAGAGGATGCAGGCCGGCGAGTGTTTGGGATCCCAACTCGTAATCAGGCGCTCGCCCGCCTGCACCGGGGGGACCGCATCCACCAGGTGTTCTGGTCGGAAGTTCGAGGCCACCGGCTCGCCAATTTTGACGTTGCCGACTTTGCCCTCGACCAGGCGGGCCACCAGGTCCGCACGCCCCAGGGCCAGGAGCATATCGCGGTTGCGCTCGCGGTAGCCGGGGGTTTTGAGGTCTAAATGGTGATTTTCGCCCTTGGGAATTAAAAACACTTCGGACTGCTGGCGTATGCGCTCGATCGCGTCCTGGCGCTCACTATCCCAATCGGTCGGTTCGGCACCGGGAAGATTCCAGGTCTGCGCCGTCCAGTCCGAGCCATCCGGGGGATTTTCGGCAATGATCACCAGGGGCTGGGCGCTTTTGCGCATGGACGTGACGGCGATCGCGAGGGCGTCCCCAGGAATCCCGCCTGAGATATCTGCAGCAGGCGCCGGCTCCTCCATCCACACCCCGTCGCACTCAAACGACTGGAATTTCGAGTAGTCACGCGGGTTGTCGCAGCCAAAGAAGAAAAATTCGACCACCGGGGCCTGGTCCGGGTGCAAGCGGATCTGACAATACTCTGGCTCCAGATCCTTGCCGACCCAAAAGCTCGCCAGACCCTCCGGGAACCATTCTTTGATCGTCGCCGCGGTGGTGAGCCCGAGATTGCGTCTCGTATCACGCAGGGCAGCGAACTTGAGCGGCCAGCGCGCAGGATCTTGTTTCTGCGCGTGCGTCACGATGGTCATGAGCGATCCACTCGATTTGCCTTCGCCCCTCCCTGACACCAGCAGTCGGAAAATAGCCTGCGAACGCATACACCGCGCAATAGTAGGCGTTGGGGTATAAATCTTGACCTGGCCAGGAACATCGACGAGATTATCCATAACTAATTGTACCTAGAGTTTTGTACCCTAAGCAAATGAACTATGCAACAAACAGAGGGGCACGATGGGGGGAGAGCACTGAGCATACGCCAGGACTGGTTTGAGCGCAACTTAGTCGGCAGAGAGGGCGTCCCACCCGAGACGCAGAAACACCCGCACAGCGGCTTCGGCGGCTGCGCGCCGGGTCAGTCCGTCCGGGTCGCCTTCGGTCGCGCCCGGCACATAGCAGGAGCAGCGGCGCTCCAGGTGCGCCACCGAGCCGATCACCTGCCTGAGCGCACAGGCGCGGTGCGCGCGCGGCCCGTTGGCGTAGGTGTAGCGGGATTCGGCAGGCAGGATGACTTCGTCACACCAGATGCAGGGGGTCTGGCGCATCGCCCTCTCCTCGCGCCGGCGCATCATGGGTGAGCGCCAGGTAGCGCTGTTTCCAGGGCCCACAGGAGGACGTGCGGGCGCTTTCGTGCGCGGCCTGCTGCGGGGTATATTTGGTGCGCTCCTGCACGCGCAGTTTGCGGTAGTAGAGCGCGCGGTCGGTCGTGCAGCGCACGCGCTCGCCCTGGTAGATCCCCACAAACAGACACTCCCCGTCCCGTTCCACCCAGGCGTGGGCAAAGCGGCTGGCCTCCCCTGGCATGAGACAGATGGCGTGCACGAGCTTGAGCTGCGCCGGTGGCACGTGCTCCTCCGTGAGCAGGGACACGAGCAACTCGATGGCATCGTCAAAGCACTGCCCGGTGGGATAAATCAGCTGCTCGATCTGGCGGTCGCCCTCGAGGGGATCGCCCACAGGCAGAGACTCCACGCGTCGTCCTCCCGGCATGCAGGGTGATGAGCCCTGGGCGCCCGTGCCGTCACTGCCGCTGGTAGCCCTTCGCCTCCATACAGGCGATATACACGCGGTCTTTCGCCCCCTGGTTGATGACGTGCATATCCGACGTCGGCGCGACGCGGCTGGCGTCCACCTCGCAGGCATAATTATCCCGCGCATACGCCTCCGGGGTCATCCCCGGTTTACTCCAGGTGACCGTACAGGCCGCGCAACCCAGGAGCACCACGAGACACCATCCACCCATGCGCCAACGCTTAGCCATGCGTGTCCTCCTGCTGCTGCTTCCACACGTCGTACATGGCAAGGTGCGCTTGCGTGGCTTCCAGGTCGATGCGCTCGTCCTCTGGCAGCTGCGCCACCTCCTGCGGGGTCAGCACGCGGTAGCCACCGATCGTCGTGAGTTCGAGCACGCTGCGGCACTGGATGCACACGCTCAGGTCGCCTGGTTCCGGCACCCCAGGTTCGACAATCCCCCCGGCCTGCGCCAGGGCATTGAGGGGATGGCCACACCGCGGACAGACCGTCTCGCTATGGCGGTAGAGAATGGGTTCAGCCATGCGTGACCTCCGGGGGCAGCAGGCGCCGTTTCCTGCGCCGTATGGTGGACAGACGCGGGGAAGCAGGCCAGACGCGGTCTGGCGCTTCGCCCTGCCAGGGCTCTCTGAGCAGCGGATAGCGCCGCTTGTAGTCTTCGAGAATGGTCCCATCGAACTCCCAGGTCGCCTCGTCGGCACGCTCAGGACTGAACGGCACGCCCACGTAGGCCAGGCCAAGCGTCGGACGCCAGGTGACATCGATGACACGGCCCTGGGGGTCCAGGTTCCAGGCATGGTGCAGGGCGATCGCCGTCTCCCCCAGCCCCAGGAGCGCATATCCCTCGATATAGGGCAGGTCGTAGAGGATGGCGACATGGATGGCGTTGTCAAAACAGCAGCGCGGGCGCCCCTCCCACATGCCAGGCGGGACCGGATGCGGCGCAGACCACACCCCGTGGACGAGGACAAAGCGCTGCGGGGAACTATAGCACCAGCCCCGCTGCTGCTGCAGCCGCACCAGGTCCATGCCTTCGAGTTGCTGCCGTAGCTCGTGTTCTGCCGGCCGCATACGCCTCCCTAGCCATGCAGCTCAGGTCCCGGCGCGCGCAGGGCAACCAGCGTGCGCAGGTACGCGCTCCAGGCGACATCGAGGGTCGAAAAATCCATCTGCATGGTCTCCCCGGCGTGCTCGATATGCCACGCCCTGGTGGCCCGCACGCGTGCCGTTTTGTCGCGCAGGATCTGACTCTGCGCAAACGCCTTGCGCCCGTCCAACGTTTTGCCCTGCACCAGCATGACTTCCTGCTTATCGTCGTACGTCTCGACCAGGCGCCCGGCCCGTGCGGCGAGTTCCTCTGGCGTAAACGCCCGCGTCCAGGCACAGGTGGCAAAGACCAGGGCGAGCACCTGCCAGCCATCCGTCGCCCATTTGACCCCTAAGTCGTGCAGCACCTGGCGCCGCACGTCCCACTCGTTAAAGTTCTCGATCTCTAGAAGCATAAGCCCTATGGCGCGCGTGCCGTCCTCCTGGAGCCAGTGCACTTCGAGGACCGGCGTCGGATCACCACGTGCGCCTCGTTTGGGCAGAAACCGCCCCAGCGCCCCTGCCTGCCAGAGGTCGAACCACTGCCGGTCCGGGAACAGCTGCTTGACCGCGTCGTCTGCATCCACTACGGCTCCTTGGGGACAGGACGTGCCACGCCGTCGTGCGCCTGCACCCCCTCCAGCCAGGAGGCATGCCCGGCTGCGGCCTGCTCCCAGGTGTGGTAGCGCGCCAGCACCTGCGCGTGGTCACCCGTGCGGAAGAGACAGGTCTCAAACAACTCCGGCAACGCCCCCTCCTCCCTGTCGCGGGGATGGTGCACCGCGACCCCGAGAAACACGGTGGAGAGTTCCCAGGTCTCGCCGTCATCATGCGCCACGTGGCGATCCGTCTGCTCATACCAGGCCATGAAGGTCAAAAAGTCCGTCGCCTTGACCGGCGTGTGCCCGTCCAGCACATAATGCGGAAACGTCTCCGTCATGAGCTGATTGAGCTTCTCCAGGGCTTCCTCTTCAGTCATCCTCGCCTCCCCTTCGCCTCTGGTAGCGGGGACGGGGCCAGCAGGTGCGCCCGACAGACCGGCGCCAGCGGCAGATGCACCTTGCCCGACTGCGCCAGCGTAAACATGCCTGGCTTCATACTCTGCGCCTGAAACGACACCAGCATCGTCCAGTGATGCTTCGAGCGCTTGCCACACTCGGCACAGGGCACCGCCTGCGTGTAGCGCAGAAACGTCACTAACTGCGTCATTTCCGCCGAAAACATCGTGTTGGGTTTCGCCGCCATGAACTGCACCATGACGGGAAGCGGGCCTTCTGCTCCCTCGACCGTTGCTTCTGGCTCAGCCACCAGCCTTCTCCTTCGCTGCCTGGCCCGCATCGTGGAGGCGGATCACCAGCACCACGCTACACCAGGCGCGCTGCGTCTCCGGGAACAACATCGACCACGACGGATGCCACCAGGGATCGCGCACGGCACAGTACGCCTCATAGGCCATACGCGCCACAGCTTCAATGTCGCCCTCTGACTCAGCCACGGCGTCGCTCCTTGCCCTGATACGCCCGGCGTTGCTCCAGGCGCTCCCCACGTCCCTTGTAGATATACTGCGAGTTGAGGCGATAGGTCGCCGGGATTTCCCCCTGCTTGACGCGGAGCACAATCCCTAACTGATCCAGGTCCCGCAACAGCCGTGACACCGCTTGTGGCGCCATCCCCAGCGCGCCCCCAACTTCGGCTTGCCGGATCACCAGGTCCTGCGCAAACGTCACACAGCTCATCATATACGCCAGCACCCGCCAGTGCGCCCCCTTGAGCCGCCGATCACACGCCATCTGCCGCAGATGCCCCTGAAACACCCAGACCCATTCCTCCGCACGACGTGGCTTGCGTCGCCCGGATACCTGCGCTATAGTGCCAGTACTTCCTTCACCCGCCAGCGCCGTAGGCTTATTCATCCATTTCCTTCTCTCATACTCCATTATGTCTCGTATCATCATACACGTTAACTTTTTGCCAGACAAGCCCGCGTCAATTCTCACGCAAACACACGTCTCCTTCTTTCTCTTGCTTCATACGACCCCGTACCCCCATGCCCCGCCCCACAACAGCCTCCTGCGCCCGCGTAGACCCCCCACCCCCGCGAGGGACACCCACCGTCCCAGAGGGAAGCCTCGCGCGTAAGCCCTCCCCCGTTCCAGGACACACCCGCGTAAGCCCTCACCCGCTATATGTAGGCACGGAGTGCGCGCTGAGACGGGGCTGAGGCGCTTGCCCTCGAACCTCCCAGCCGTGGAGCCCCTATGGGGTACAAATTCCTGGTACGCGTTCCTGCGCACATGCGCAGGAACGCCAGCGAAGCGAAGCCAGATACATGCCACAAAAAGAGAAGCTTCCTAAGCATGAACCATAGCACTCAACGTGCTCAACTCCGCACGTAGAGTGCGTACACTTTTGGTTACATGTTCTGATAATAGGTATTATGTTAACTACGTGAGAGTAAGGACAAGTCCAATAAGATAGAGTAATAACTCTGTAACTACTTGCATATCAATACATAATGGATAGTGTAGACTTGAGAGTTTGTAACCTTATTGGGCAAGACATAGGGAAAAAGTCATAAGGGGAACAATAGATTGTACCCTGTTATCAAAGTGATATGATGCGGGTTGCATATTCTAAGTGCTTGAAAACACGTTCCTACGCGCTTTTATAGTGCACATGCGTGCATGATACTTTTAGGAAACTATCTTACCAGGGAAAGAGAGCGCATGCATGTGATGCTTTGCGGAAATATTTTCTTAAAGGAATACTTGAAGCCAAAAACTAATTTTGTCACGTCTCGAGCTACTAGCCTGTGCTCCTGTGCTTTCCTACACGTGTGCGCGCGTCATAAAAAGCCTTGAGTGTCATCGCCAAAAGCAAACATGCCCAGGCCGCACAAAATACTGTGGCGAGTCTCTGCAGCGTGTGGAACACTTATATATGCAATGTAGTGTAGTAAAGATTTAGGACACTATAGCCGATAAGGACTTGTGAGGATTCCACGCTAGAACAATGGGAAAACATGGCGCCATGTCTTCTCCACATGACGCCATGGCCAGAACACTGCCTACCACATGAGGATACTAGGCAATGCAAACAGATCTTAGCACAATAACGCAAGGCACACTGAAAACCTCGCCGGCATGGGCCCAAGCATTTAGAGATTATGCAAGTAGCAAGGGAAACATGGGCAATGTCGCTCTCATTATCTCTGGTGAAAAAGATATTAGTCGTATGCCTATTCTCTGGCGCGATTTTCTGAAAAGCGCGCCAGCTGTCGCACTACTCGAAAATCCTCCGACACCAGACACACCTTGGCATGAGGCAGAGGCAGAGGCAGAGGCAGAGGGCAATGAGAGCTATGCTGAGCCTGTTCCCGTGCCTGTTCCCGCGCCTGAGCCTGAGCCTGAGCCTATTCCTACGCCTATTCCTACGCCTACGGTATCAAGCAATCCTCTCATTGCGCTTATTGCCGATGGATTGCGCGAAATGGGCTATGTGCCAGAAAACACACTCAGCACGGAACATGTACGCACAATCGCAGCAGAAACAGCGCAAAACATGGTAGCCAGTGCTATAGAGCGTCTCGAAACAGAAAGCGGGCTAGCGAGTCATGCGCCTATCATGCGCATCCAGATAAACGACAGGCCAGTAAAAGAGGTAAGCGGCCGGCTACCTAAGTTTTTTCCTCAGCTGCTCAGGCTAGCACAGTGCAATGTGCCGGCGTTTCTCGTCGGGCCGGCCGGATGTGGAAAGACCACAGCTGCAGAAAAGCTTGCCGAGGTATTAGACGTATCTTTTACACGTGTTTCGCTTAGTGCTGGTGTGGACGAGGGAATTTTGCAAGGCTGGCTCCTGCCTGTAGGCGATAGCGGCAAATTTTCCTACGTGCCAGCACCGATGGTAAACGCCTATGAAAATGGTGGTGTAGTGCTGTTAGATGAACTAGATAGCGCTGACGCAAATATGCTCATTATTTTGAGTGCAGTACTGGACAATAGCAGCTGGCATATCCCATTGCGCTATGAACAACCGGCCGTAGTGAAACATCCTAAAGCCTATTTTATGGCAGCTGCTAATACGTTCGGCCATGGTGCAAACATGCAATTTGTAGGCGCTAATCAGTTAGATGAGCGTACGCTGTCACGCTTACGGCAAGGGCAGATCTTGTGTGACTACGATGCAGAACTAGAGCAAGAAACATTTGACGCTGGCATCGTGCAATACGGCCATATGTTGCGCGAACGCTGCAGAGCAATCCCACAATTCAAGCGAGATATTTCTACCAGGGATATAGCCTTAAATAGCAACAAGGTGTCGACGTGCGATCATAACGGCCGGCCGCTCTATACGGTAGAACAGGCATGGTTTAATCATTTTTCTGACTGGAAAGCAGATGAGTTGAGCAAGGTTCATGTGGCGTTGGATAGCGATATGCTTACAGCTGGCCTGGAATAGGGAGGACACCACATGATAGCGCAACCATGTACCTATTACGGGAGTCTAGCCCATGCGCTAGATACGATTGACGCATCAAGAGATGGCGATAGCTGGCTCAACTATAGAAAAAAAGATCCTTCGTATAAAAACCATGCAATCGACAATACACCTAATGAGAACTGGGCAGAGTCACTCTCAGAATTTGTGGGGTACTGTCGGAATTTTGACGCGCCGTATTTGCAGGAAAGAATAGAGCGAGTAGCGCAATTATCAGAACAATTAGATGGCGAAGACTTAGAAGCGTCTAGCATCAAGCGCCAGCAGATCTGGACGCGTCAAGGATCTCGGATCAATCCGCATAGGGTGCTCCGCGGACAGCTCGCTACTGCCTGGCGCAGGACTGTCCGCGTGCAACGTAGTGGTGTCCATGGGCGCATTTTGATAGTGCTCCCTCTAGCCTACTCACACTATGTCACGCCAGAGCAAATAGCCTGGAATACGGCCGCAACCCTGGCGCTTGTTGCTCTTGCGAAACAGGCCGGCCGTATCGTAACGCTCTATGGTGTCGACCATACGCTAAACGCCTATGATCAATTCCAGACCGGCACAATATGCATACCATTGCTGACGTCCGATAGTGTCTGGAGTAGTCACGATACGATTTTAACGACATCCGCTGCATTCTGTAGGCGTATCTGTTTTCGCCTCTTTGAAATAGGCCAACCTATCTATGGGCCCATTAGCCCATGCTACGGTTTCCCTGCCGATAAAAGCACGCTACGCGTATGGATTGACAATACCCTGGCACCGCATGCCGGCATACCTGCTGCAGCCTGCTATGTGGGCCCAGTTCAAGAAGATAGCATTGTCTCGTTAGAGACTGCGCGCGCTTGGCTAGAAAGCCAGCTGGCTCAACTCAATAGCTAATCATATGTCTATCGGGAGGGACAGCTGTCCCTCCCGATAAGGGGAAAAAGTGCATCTACTCAAGATATCGATTGAAAAAGAGACCTATGCGTACCGTAACCTCATTTTGGCAAGTCTCACACGCTACGGCATATGCCAAAGTGAGTCAGAGGCACAAGGCCTGTTACCGGCCGTGCGCGCAAAAACAGATGCCTGTAGGGCCGCTGCCGCATATACCCTGCTACGCTACCAGCGATTTTACGATCAAGCCGGCCGGCTCTGTAAAGCAATCGCAAAGTCGCCAAAAAACGCCAAAAAGAAAGGTATGGACATACAAATTCACGTACAGGCTTGTGGCGATGATACTGTAGAGTATTCACAGCTGATAGCGCGATTGTACGCACCACACGCAAGTGCTCTTCCGGAATTGATACGAGAGCAAGCGGCAAGCGAGTATGCCCATCTGTGCATCGATCTTGAGATTGCGACACTGATAGAGCAAGGACAAGAGCGACTCTATGATAATGACCTGCGCAAGATCTGCGATCGGTTACTCGAGCCGTATACGGTAGGCCTGTGGACAGGCCTAAGTCTCGTGCTGGACGATACTGGCCTGGAGTATGTGCAGCGCGTGCAAAAACTCTGTAACGCTGAGCTGTCCGCCGGCACAGTAACGCTCTCAACGCTGGCGCTTGACATGAGTCACGCCAACCGGCAAGCGCTCGCGCGCGAACTCGCGCAGGAATTTGATGGCCAGCTCGCCAAGATCATAGAACGATGCGCCTATACCGCGCCTAACGTCGACGCTATTATGCAAGCATACGAGTTATTGTCTGCCAAAATATCTCAAGCTGAGACCTTGCTAGGTATCGCGATACCCTGCCAGGATAGCCAGCTAAGCGCCGAAACTGCGATCATGGCGCTTGCTTAGCACGTGTCCCAGGGACAGCTGACAGCTGTCCCTGGGCGCTATCCCTGGTACGTCTGCCTGCTCCCTGGTCGCTATCCCTGGTACGATCGGGAGAACGTCTCCCTGGTACGATCGGAGGCACGTCTCCCTGGTATCCTCCCTGGCACGTCTCCCTGGTATCCTCCCTGGCACGTCTCCCTGGTACGATCGGGAGAACGTCTCCCTGGTACGATCGGAGGCACGTCTCCCTGGTATCCTCCCTGGCACGTCTCCCTGGTACGATCGGGAGAACGTCTCCCTGGTACGATCGGGAGAACGTCTCCCTGGTATCCTCCCTGCGCTATGCTGGCGCCAGATCTTACGTCCCCTTTTTGTCCCCCACTTTCCCCGTCCCCGTCCCCCCTGCTCTCCCTGTCTCCCTGGCATGGCCCGGTGATCGCTGGCAACCTTCCCGAGCACTCTCCCTATGCGTACACATGAAGGACGAAGCGAGCGCAGAGCCAGGAAAAGGAAGGGCGAAGCAAAAAGGAAGGGCGAAGCACAAATAAAGTAGCGCGGGAGTTTTGTAGTGTAGTACAATATATTAGAGTACAGTAAATGTCTTCATGAGAGAGAGGCACGATGGACAGGCTACAGGTATTCAACGCCTTAGCAGACTGTGTAGACGAGTTAGAGCGGCATGTGTGGGACTTGCCGCATAGTGCAACCAAGTTGGCCCTAGAGACGCTTGTGCAGCGTTTTGATGGCCTGATAGACGCGGTCTTAGCGATGCAAGAGACCGCGCAGGAGGAAGGCGTATGAAGGCACAGGATAGCGCCAGCACAGCAGGCCTGTCTGTCACACAAGGCGACGCCGCACAGGTTGCGCGCGTCATCCGCAAGACGGATAGTCTGCCATTGGCAAAGCTCTGCGCCCAGATCCGGAACGAAAACTATCGTGACTGGGCCCGCTGGGAAAAGAGCTTAGACTTCGCCCAGACCATGGCCGGCCGCTATGGCCTGGAGTGCCCTGACCAAGTGAGTTTTACCTTTACCCAGGTCGGCGCCAGAGCCGCGCAACAGACGCCCGTTTCAGCCTACTGGCGTCTGCGCCTGGCGCGCCGGGCCCAGGAAGCACGCGTGCCGCTGTCACCCGTCGACGATCTGCCCTTGTGGACTGCCAGTATTCCTGATGCGCAGGCGCGGGATCTGGCGCAGGATTTTAAGGCGCAGCTCTGTGCTATGCTGGCAGACTGCCAACGTCCAGACGTTTGCGCTGACGCGGTAGCCGAGCGCTATCTTGAGCTTGCCGAGGAGATCACCAGGACAGAAACCCGGCTGGGCGTGTCGCTTCTGTGCGAAGCGCTGCAGCTACGTGTCGAACAACACTTAATGGCGATAGCCTAACGCTACAATAAGGGGAAACCATGCCTGCAATCGCGCAACCCGTTGGCAGTTACCGTCTCATGAATATAGGCCGCAAAGAGCCTTTTACGCATGTCGCTGTGGTGTTTGGCCACCTGGTACGGCTGGCACAGCCACTCATGCAGGATCATCAGTCTGACCTATTTTATGATGCGGCCTGGCTTGATGAACACGCCAGCAATGTGCAACCCGGCGAGGTGTTCGAGTTTCATTGGTACGTCTCAGATGGGCATACCAGTATCCATGCAGAGGAGACACCATACAACGCCTTCGAAGACAAGCAGCATTATGTGTTCCGTCTGTATCTAGCAGATAACGGCTGGTGGACCCTGGACATCGACGAAGAGGCGT